CTATTATACTGAAGGTTGGTTACCGATTATGCAAGCATTTTGGTTGCACACAGAAATACCAATGCAGGGTGATATTAAAGATTGGAATGAAAGATTAACTGAAGCGGAAAAAAACTTAGTAGGAAATATCTTATTAGGTTTTGCTCAAACTGAATGTGCAGTTTCTGATTATTGGACTAACATGGTTACTGAATGGTTTCCCAAACATGAAATTAGACAGATGGCTATGGCTTTTGGTTCAAACGAAACAGTACACGCTGTTGCTTATAGTTACTTAAACGAAACATTAGGATTAGATGACTTCTCAGCATTTCTGCACGAACCTGCAGTAGCTGAGAAGTTTGAACTCCTTACTACAACTACCGCTGATTGGACACATAAAGATTTGGCAACAAATCCAAAAGCAAGACAAGAAGTTGGTAGAAGTTTAGCAATATTCTCTGCATTCGCTGAAGGAGTATCTCTATACTCTTCATTTGCAGTACTCTACTCATTCCAAATGAGAAATAAGTTAAAAGGTATCGGACAACAAATGAAATGGAGTGTAAGAGATGAATCTCTACATTCTAAAATGGGTTGTCAATTGTTCAGACATATGTGTGAAGAATATCCTGAACTTTTGGAAGATAGTAGAGAATCAATCGAAGAAGCTGCTAAACTAATTGTTCACTTAGAAACAAACTTTATTGATAAAATCTTTGAATTGGGTGATTTAGAAAATCTTGAAAAAGCTGATTTAAAAGAATTCATTAAAGATAGAACAAACCAAAAATTACAAGAATTAGGATATGAACCAATTTTTGAATTCGATAAAAAGAAAGCAGAAAACCTAGAATGGTTCTACCACTTAACAGGTGGTCATACTCATACTGATTTCTTTGCCGTTAGACCTACTGATTATAGTAAGGCAAACGAAGGAGAAGATTGGGGTGATTTATTTTAAATAAATGAAAAACAAAAAGGTTACAATAACAGATACGAGAATATCGTATGATATTGATGATTCCAAAATTGTAATGGATGTAGTATCCAAAGAACTGATGGAATTTTATTCTAATATAGTTACACAAAATGGTGGAAAGGTATTAGATGTTGGATTCGGATTAGGGTATAGTGCTAATGCAATCTATAATAAGGTTGGTAATTATCATTGTATTGAAGCAAATCCTCAGATTTTCAAAAAAGCTCAGAAATGGGCAGAAGGAAAAGAGAATGTTCATTTATACTTTGGAGATTGGGTAGATGTAATTCCAACTTTAGATGTTAAGTTTGATGGTATCTTTATGGATACTTATGATGACCCTAACTATTTTAAGTTTGAAGATTATTCAAAACTAATTTCAAATGAAAATTGTGTATTATCGGTTTATAGCTATTTCTTATTAAGAGATGTTAAAGATTTAAATTCACATTATTTTGAAATTAATTCAACTCATAGAGAAAATTATCCAAAAATAATTGAAAAAGGACATACTTGTAATTGGTCATATTTTACAGAAGGTGTGTTTCAAAAAAAGAAAAATATAAAACAATTAATATAAAATGGCAAAAAATTACGGAGAAGAATTAGGTTGGGAACTTGATGTGGATTTCCCATCATGGGCAAATACAGAAATATATGTTAAAACAATATCTAAAGGATATTTGTTACCTGGTGAAAAACCAAAGGATGCCTATTGGAGAGTTGCATCAAGAGTTGCGATGAGATTAGAAAAACCTCAGTTAGCAACTAAATTCTTCGATTATATATGGAGGGGTTGGTTAAACTTAGCAACACCTGTTCTTTCAAATACCGGTACTGATAGAGGATTACCTATATCTTGTTTTGGTATTGATGTTGCCGATTCAATTTACGATATCGGTTCTAAAAATTTAGAACTAATGTTACTAGCTAAACATGGTGGTGGAGTTGGTATTGGTATCAATCAAATCAGACCAGCAGGAGCAATCATCACAGGTAATGGAACATCGGATGGTGTTGTACCATTCGCTAAGATATACGATTCTACAATACTTGCAACTAACCAAGGTTCGGTAAGAAGAGGAGCAGCATCTGTTAACCTTAATATCGAACATAAAGATTTTGAAGAGTGGTTAGAAATCAGAGAACCTAAAGGAGATGTAAATAGACAATCACTTAATCTACACCAATGTGCAGTTGTAGGTGATAAGTTTATGAGAAAACTCGAAGCAGGAGAACCTGATGCGAGAAGAAAGTGGGGAAAATTACTACAAAAAAGAAAAGCAACTGGTGAACCATACATCATGTACAAAGGAAATGTTAATAAAGCAAATCCTGAAATGTACAAAAAAAATGGATTAAAAGTTCATATGACAAACATATGTTCTGAAATTACTTTACACACCGATGAGAATCATTCATTTGTTTGTTGTTTATCATCAGTAAATCTTGCTAAGTACAATGAGTGGAGAGATACTGATTTAGTTTATACTGCAACTTTATTCTTAGATGGTGTACTTTCTGAATTTATTCAAAAGGCTAAAAACATGAAAGGGTTTGAACATTCTGTTGCATCTGCTGAAAAAGGTAGAGCATTAGGATTGGGAGTTTTAGGATGGCACACTTACCTACAACAAAATGGTATTCCATTTGAAGGTATGGAGGCTCAATTTGAAACTCGTAAGATTTTTTCTCAGTTAAAGATAGAATCAGATAGAGCATCAAGAGATATGGCATCAGAATATGGTGAACCTCTTTGGTGTAGAGAAAGTGGATTTAGAAATACTCACTTAAGAGCAGTTGCTCCAACAGTTAGTAACTCTAAATTAGCTGGAAACGTATCTGCTGGTATTGAACCTTGGGCGGCGAATGTATTCACCGAACAAACTGCAAAAGGAACTTTCATTAGAAAGAACAATGAGTTGACAAAGGTTCTAAGAAAAGCAGGTATCAACAATAAAGAAACATGGGATAAGATTTTAGAAGATGGTGGTTCAGTACAAGATATCACAGAACTAGATAAGTGGTGTTACTTAGAAGGTAAAATGGTACTTTGTGAAGAAATTACTAATGGAGATAGAGATAAGATTTATCCTGTTAAAGATGTTTTCAGAACTTTCAAAGAAATTAATCAAATGGACTTAGTTAAACAAGCTGGTATTAGACAACAGTATATTGACCAAGGTGTTTCATTAAATTTAGCATTCCCTTCCATTGCATCACCGAAATGGATTAACCAAGTAACTATGGAAGCTTGGAAACAAGGAATTAAAACATTGTACTACATGAGAACTGAATCTGTTCTTAGAGGTGATATCGCAACAAGGGCAGTTGACCCCGATTGTGTTGCGTGTGATGGTTAACTAATTAATTAAATAGGAGAAATTAAAATGGTAGAAGTAAAGAAATTTTATGCAGAATGGTGTGGACCTTGTAAGGTTCTAACACCTCTTATGGAAAATGTAAAAACAAAGTTTACATCTGTTAAATTTGAAAATGTAGATATTGATTCACAATTCGAAATAGCTCAGAAATACTTTGTTCGTTCAGTTCCAACAGTAATTATCGAAAAAAATGGTAAAGAAGTTGAAAGATTTGTAGGAGTTCAATCAGAATTAGCTTATATAAATGCTTTAAATGAAAATTTATCATAAAAAATTAGGAATTCTCGATTTTTTTTCGTATATTTACATAGTAAATAAAAATAATACAATATATGGCAGGAATTAAATTCGTACACACCGAAGAAAAAGAAGTAACATTAAAAAGAACACCACTTGTTCCTTTTAATAAAAGTAAAAAATTAAGTAGTATGGATGGTGGGAACATATTATACTACATTGATACCGAAACTGCATTCAAATTAAAACTTGAAAGTTTCGTAGATTTCACACAAAAACATCCACAGAGTAATAACTACGCTCTGATTACTGTTCCAATCGAAAGAGTACAAAATTAAAATTAAAAAATTATGTCAAAAACCTTATGGTTTTTTAGTAATAGGTTACGAGGTGAATCTCATCCAAAGGCAAAACTAACATCTGAACAAGTAATAGAGATAAGAAAACTATATTCTCAAGGGTTTTCTACTAATGTTATTGCTCGTAACTATAAGGTATCTACTTGGAACATAGAAGAAATAGTAAAAAGAAAAACTTGGACACATTTATAATAAAACTTAAAAAAAAATAAAATGAATAAATACAATGAAGTTAAACTCGAAGAGAACTATAATAAGTTTCTTGAGGCAATAAAGAAATCGTTTGATGGAGAACGATTAGAAAAATTACTCCATATGTACTCGATGGAAGAATTAGGACCAAACCTAATGTTATCACCAGCGAGTGGAAACGTAAACTATCACAATGCTTATGAAGGTGGTTATATTGACCATGTTATGAATGTAGCTAGAAATTCACTCAGAATGATGAAACTCTACAAAGAAGCAGGTGGTGTTATTGATTTTACACAAGATGAATTATTATTTGCAGCGTTCCATCATGATTTAGGAAAACTAGGAAGTAAAGGAAAAGTTCATTATGTAACAAACCCTTCTGATTGGCACGTAAAGAATCAAGGTAAGATATATGTTAGTAATTCAGACCTATCATATCTAACACATACTGATAGAACATTCTTCTTATTACAAGAATATGGAATTAAGTACAATGAAAACGAATATTTTGGAATCAAACTTACTGATGGTATGTATGATGAAGATAATATTAAATATTTCAAAGTATTTGACCCAAAAAACTACTTAAAATCAAATATACAATTTATACTTCATTGGGCTGACCATATGAGTACTTGTATAGAAAGAGATACACAAAACGCACCATTTTAGTATGTGTGGAATTATCGGTGGAAATAACTATAACTCATCTTCTATAAAAGATGGGTTAAATAAGATACTACATAGAGGTAGAGATAATTCAACTATTGAACAAGTTGAAGATTTCTACTTTGCTCATAATAGATTATCAATACAAGATTTATCAGAATTTGCAAATCAACCACTTTGGAACGAAGATAAAACAGTTTGTATAGTTTATAATGGTGAACTATGGGGAAGTAAACTTACCGATAAACTTAAGAGTAAAATAACAATACCATTCAGAACAACTTCTGATACTGAAATTATATTAAACTCTTACTTAGAGTTCGGTGTAGATTCTTTCAAAGATTTAGATGGTATGTTTTCTTTTTGTATTATTGATACACGAAGTAAAACTGCATATTTAGTTAGAGATTATATTGGTGAACTTCCTTTTTGGTATTCAATTGATAAATTAACTAATAAGTTAGCATTCTGTTCAGAGAAAAAAGGATTACCTTTATCGGATATTTACATGAAGAGTGTAAAGACAGTTTATCCTGGCACATATGTTGAATACAACTATGAAACACTATATCATAGTGTTAAAACTTACTATGAACTACCTAACGAAATAATAGAACACGATAGAGATACTATTATTAAGAATATAAGAAGTTTATTAGGAGAAGCCGTTCAAGCAAAAATGATTTCGGATGTTCCTATTTGTACACTTCTAAGTGGTGGAATTGATTCTGTAATAACAACATACCTTTTATCTAAGTTATATCCTAAATTAGAAGCATTTGTAGTAACAACAGAGGGTGGTAGTGATATAAAGTTTGCAAGAATAGCAGCAAAAGAATTTGGTATCAAATTACATGAAATTCATATGACAAATGATGAAATCATGAATTCAATTGATACTACGTTATATGTAACTGAATTAACAAAATGGCAGAATATAGGTAGTGCACTTGCAACTATTAAATTAGGTGAAGAAATAAACAAACATGGATTTAAAGTAGTGTTTAGTGGTGATTTATCTGATGAGATTTGGGGTAGTTATGGACACATTCAAGCATTTCATTATACACCTGAAACGTATGATATAGCAAGAAGAAAATTAATAAAGGATGTACATAAAGGAAACTTTCCATCACAAAATCAATCTATGATGTGGGGTGGTACTGTTGAAATTAGAACTCCTTACTCTTGGAGACCATTTGTAGAGTACTCTTTAAACATTCCTCCATTGTACCAAAATGAAAAGGGACATATGAAACCATTGTTAAGAGAAGCATTTAAAGGAGAAATATCCGATGAGTTATTGTGGAGAAAGAAAGTTTGGTTTGCACAAGGAGCAGGAACATCAGATGGTATAGAAAAAATAAAAGATACATTAAAAGATAGATTGAAGAATCAGTTTCAGTATAAAGATGATTTAAATATAAAGAAGTTTTGGGGTTAAATGTAGTTCATATAAAAGAAGAAGGTGAAGAGATGGATAAGGTCATTGAAGATACAATGGCTATTATCGATATGTATCCTGATATATTTCCTCATATGTACAAACAAGGATTCAAACTTATTAAAAGAATCAAACGAGGTAACTTAGTTTTACAAGATGGTGTAATGATTACATTTACACAATATACACATGGTGGTAAACTATCTCGAAATGCAACAACAATAAAGAAAACAAATGATTTTATTATTCATCAGATAGCATCAGACCAAACCCAAAAGGGTTCAACTAAAAAGGTATTAGATGAATTTGTAGAATATTGTAAATCAAAAAAAGCTGGTAATATATTATTAACTGTTCGAGCTTTCAACGAAAGGGCTCGTAAATTCTATGAAAGATATGGATTTAAGTACGATTCAGATATACAATGGAATTCAAAAGAAACAGGTATAATACCAGGTGTAATTTACAGATTACAACTAGAAAAAATAAAAAGTGAAAAGTTTTTTCAGTTTTAGCTTGTATAATTAAAAATAATTTCGTATATTTGTACTAACAAATCCATTATAAGTCATGAAATGGGTTTAAATAATTTTTAAAAAAGAAATTTTATGCCAAAGATTAAAACCAAATGGGTAAAAATACCTGTTGAAACAACTTCATCCCATTGGATGAACAAAGTAGAAGATGCTCAGTCAGATGTGTATTCAGAAGCTTATGCAAAAGCTTGGGAAAAATATTTTTGCTCAAGATAATGAAATAAACGTTGTGGGTTCGGACATAACCATATTGTAAATGAAAACGTTGAAATAGAAAAAAGTCCAAACTCTCACTATAAAAATGAAGTGAGGTTATAACAAATATTAAATAAAAGAATATTATGAACAAGTACAATTACACGAAAAAGCAAGCTATATCATTAGCAAATTCCGCTTCCATTAAGAATAAAAATGGTAAAAAGTGGGAAACAATCGTAGAAACTAAATTTAAAAAAAATGAGATTCTACCAGATATAAAGGATTTAAATAAATCCTTGTTTAAGACAAAAACTTATTGGTTTTATAATGGTGGTAATCGTTTAAGAACCAAACTTATTGACCAGTGGTTACCAAAATTCAATCATATTATTGAAAATAAAAATTCAATAGGAGACGCTCAAATTGATGAATTTATAATAGCAACTGATTCTTTAGTAAGTGATTCTTCAGAAGAAGATTCACAATTTGGAGATAATTACAAATATATTGCTCTAATACGAGAAACACCTGATAAGAGACAAACCGAAAGATTAGATAGTATCAGAAAAAATCATCCTACTAATTTCGAATATTATTTTGGAGAAAGAGGACTTGAAGAATATATGGATTCTCTTACGAATCCAATTGAAAAAAAACAATTACCAGTTGGAAAAGTCGAGTGGACTGATATTAATTGGTTACTTGATAATGAAATCAATAGAGATTTAGACATGGTTCATGTTTATGAGTTAATGGATTCTTTATTAGCTGAAATGAGAAATGGAAGTGTGAGAGGATTGGTAAGACCTTTGATTGGTATTAAGGCAAATGGAAAAGATTATTTAGTCGATGCTCATCATTTAAAAAAGGCTATTATCTTAATAAATAAATTTACGCAGTGGAACATAACCAAAGTACCTGTTTATTACTTAACTCATTTAGAAGATTGTACTGAAGAAGAGCTTACAATGTTGATGAGTGTAATTAATGTACTAGTAAAAAAATGGAATCCATTCAATTATGTTGGGTTATGGGAAAAAACTTATGATAAATTAAATGAAGAGGATAGAAAATTTCCATATACTAAATTGAGAGAAGAAATGGAAAGATTAAATCCAGCAGACCCTGCAAAATCACCAATTCTTCATGCATTTTGTATTTCTGATAGAGCAGAGGAAAAAGATTGGGGAAATAATACTAAGAAAGTTACTTTTGGCCAATTAAAGTTTACAGAAGAGGATTACACTAAAAAATACAAACCAATTGTTGATTCCATAATAAAACTTAAAGAAAGAATAACTAAGACACGAGGTGTAATTGGTAAAGACTATATCAATAAAGATACACAAGAAAAAGAGAAGTCACCAACAAACGTCAGCTCTGTTTTGAGAGCATTTGCTACTGAACTTTCTGTTCAAGGAACTGAGATATCAGATAAAGAAGTTTATTATCAAATATTACAAGAATTAGCAAATGGATATTGGGATTCAAAAAATGGGGTATTACCAATTTGGACAGATGAACAATCATATAACATAAAAAATTGGAGAAGTATTAGTAATTTTCCAAGAAGAGCAAATGAAATGAAATTTCTTGTAAGAGATGAAATAATTCCTACACTAGAAGAAGATTTAACTTCAGAATAGTACAAAATTAAAATGAATAGTATAGAATCAATATTAAATAAATACAAAAAGGGTACTTACGAAGGTGAGTACCCAACTGTATCTGAAGAAGATTTTAATTTACTCAAGAAGAACTTTGATAAGTTAGAAGTAAAGGAAGCATTTGCAGATTTGTTTATGGAGTATCCTCTTCCTTATGCAACTGATAAGTACACAATAGAAGATGCTAGAGATGATTATATGAAACTCAAAGGTATTAGGTACAACGAGTTGTTAAAAGAAGAAGAGTGGTTTCCAAGAAAAGGAAGAGAATCAAACTATCCACTTACATACGATGGTAAACAGATTTTATTTAAGAGATATAACTTAGGTAATTTATCATCTAATTTTTGGCAAGAGTCCAACAGGTGGAGTATTTGTTCCGCCGGGTATCCCGGTCCAGCCAGAACTTGGAGAACGAGACCGTTTATGATATCTTTAATGGGAGCGGCATATTCTTTAAAGTTACCACAAGTTGGTAAAAAGGAATTAAGAATAATGATTGGATTGAGAAAGTATATTGCATCTCAGCACAAGCCAAACGTTACCAAAGCTATTACAGAATATCTAGGTAGTAAAACTATGTTAGATTTCTCAATGGGTTGGGGTGATAGATTAAGTGGAGCATTTGCAAGTGAAACAATAGAACACTATGTAGGTTTAGACCCTCGTAAAGAGAATCATCCAATTTATATAGAACAAGCTGATTTTTATAGAAAACATACTTCGTTCTTTGAGAACCCAACTAAAACAAACTTTTACCAATCACCAGCAGAAGATTTTGATTATTCAGATTATCAAGATTACTTTGATTTGGTATTTACTTCACCTCCTTACTTTAATGTAGAACGATATGGTGATGATGATACTCAAAGTTGGATAAGATATAAAGATATTGATGGTTGGAATAAAAACTTCTTACATAAAACTTTAGAAAAAGTTATACCAACTGTAAAAAAAGGTGGATTAATTGCAATCAATATTGCTGATGTATTCACAAGTGGAAAGGGAAGTACTAAAGATTGGAAAGAAATTACAAACCCTATGGGAGATTTCTTAATATCAAAAGGATTAACCTACAAAGGTTGTATTGGTATGGAAATGGCAAAAAGACCTAATAGTGGTGGAGCAGGAACAGTAAAGAAAACAGAACACAATCAAAATCAGTACTCAGAAGAAACATTAAAGAACTCAGAAGAGAATCAAAATAAAACTTTTGGTGAGCCAATTTGGATATTTGAAAAATAATTCGTATATTTGTATTATGACTACAAAACAACTTTTAAGAATATTAGCTAATCCAAGGTGGGATTATACAAAATCTTTTGAAAAATTACAAATTGGCAAATGCTATGGATATCCATGTACTTACTATCGTTATAAGGATAGTATTTTAACATCACCTGGTGCACATTTCTTCGTTGCAACAAAAAGAAAATCTAGAGGAAAGGGTTATGCAGAAGAATTAATAAAAAGAGTTTTCAATATTACAAAATATATGATGACTACAATTTATTGTGAAGATGAAAAAAATATGGAAAGCTTATTGAAAAGACTTGGATTTTTATCCAATGAAAGAGGAGAATTTATAAA